CGCTTGCTGTGGGCGCCACGGTCCTCGGTGTAGCTGCTGGTCGTCAGCAGCGCCTTATAGCTGTGCGACGTGTTGGCCGCGCCGCTGAACACGTCGGCGAGAAAGCTGTCGTAGACGACGGATGCCATGGTCAGGGTCAGGAGCTTGGTTCAGGTTAGGTGTTGGGGAACGGGCCGGTAAGCGCCGCAATGTCGCGCCCCACGCCTTTGGTGATGCGCAGCTCATCAATGTTTCCATTGAAGAACCAAGTGCTCCCGCCAACGCCGTCCTGTTGCCTGCCAATGTCAAGAACGGCGCCACTGGCGTTGCCATTAATGGCGCTAAAGCTTCCGCTACCAACTTGCGTGCCATTGCAATAAAGAGTCAACGTGCTTCCCACTTTTTTGGCTGCAATGTCTAGCCATGTGTTTGTTGTAATACACAAACTGCTACTAATTGTCACGGAATAGCCCACCCATCCAATGAATTGGATTGAATCACCAACCACTAAAAAGCGCCAAGAAGCCGTGTAATCGCCTGGCCACACGCCCGCCACTTGTTGAATGACGGAAACAGTTGTAGTGTAAATTGAAGCCTCAACAGTAAAATCCCCGCTTCCAAAGTCAAACAATCCGCCGGGCGTTGTTGGGCAAGTCAAATAATCACCGGATCCGTCAAAACTGCCGCTGGCTGTGCCAAACCGTTTCCGAGCCGTAGAAAGGCTGGCATCACCAAAGGTCGTCACGGTGTTGGCGTTGACGCTTGAATCGGTAAATGTTGTGCTGCCGTTGCTGCCATCAAAGTGAAGCAGCAGGGAAACATTCGAGAAATACCCATCACTTTGCGGCCTGAACGTGGTTGAGCTGGTCGCCCATGCCGCGCTTGCGCCGTAAGCAATGCCTCCGTTTGCGCCCCCTGGCGTAAACGTGGAAAAGAAACTGCCCCATGTATCGCCAGGCGCGACCACCAGGCCGCGTGGCTCGGCCTGGAACTCACAAGCCACCGTGAAGACGTTGGCGTGCTCGTCAACCACCTGAGGCGGGCTGGCATAAAGCCAGGCGTAGCCGGATGGGGTCAGCGCTGCGGCCAGGGTGGTGGTGCTGAACCCGAACGAATCGAAGCCACCGCGCTGGTCGCGGTAGTGGCCAAGGATCGCCAGGAAATCCGACTCGCTGACGTTCTCAAACGTCAAACGCAGCCGCCTGCCAATCTCGGCCGTGCCATGCCGGATGCGTGATTCCGACCCGTTGAGGCTGCTGGCCGTCGTGACCGGCACCGCCCCAAAGGTGATCGGCGCAGCTGTTGGAGATAGCGCGGGAAATTGAGCCATTACGTTGGAACGGTCAGGTTCTGGCCTGGATAGATCAGATTGGGATCAGAGCCGATGATGCCCCGGTTGGCGTTGTAGATGTCGGGCCACTTGGTCGGGTCACCGTAGTAACGGCCGGCAATGTCCCAAAGCGTGTCGCCTGGCTTCACCCTGTATCTGCGTGTTGAGGTGCAAGCGCCTAGGGTGCCATCTGATGCGTTGCAGCAGTATCCGGTCGTGGTAAATCTGAAAGGTGCTCTGAATGTATCGCCATTGGTTGAGCCGATGACGCCTGAATAGTCTCTGCTTTCGGCGTTGCCGTCCATGTTGGTGAATGACACCCGGTAACGCTCGGTGATGAAAATGCCGTTGTTGACATTGCCAAGCGAAGAAACGGTTGGCACGTTTTTAGAGATGATCGTGTCACCGGCTGAAATGGCCAAATCAAAAGCGTTGATCCTTGCAAAATCAACAGTGCTGGTGATGCGGTAATACCCAAACGGGCAGGGGCCCAGACCGCCGGTGCCATCGCTTGGGCCAAGCGGACCATCAGGGCCCGCCACGGGCGCTCCGGCGCGCGTTGGATTGCCAGGAACGCCGGTGCCATTGCCTGCGCCTGGCGGTGCATCGCGGGGCAGCTCAGTCCACGGATGAAACAGGTCAATCGATTGCCCCGATGCCGCCCAATAAGTGGAGGCCTGGCCGCTGATCGGCGTGCCGCTGGTGTTCTTTGCGGGAATCGTGGTGTTGGCCGACGCCCCGGCCACATCACAGCCGCCACCGGTGCGGTTGCTCGAGAGCACCTGGCCCGGGCCGCTGGCGCGGGTCACGGCCAGCGCGATCAGGCTCCGGCCGCTGGAATCAACCGGGAAATGGCTGAGCTGCAGCGTCTCCTCGCCGCTGATTGCTTGCGCCACTGATTCCACCTGGTAGTAACGGTTGAACACATCAGCGGGCTCACGGCTGCTGGTGTTCTGCAGGTAGACCTGAACGATGTCGCCCTGCGCGATGGTGCCAGTCTGGCTGCCGGCCTTGAGCCGCACGGTGGCGGTGTGCGTTGAAAGGGTGCGCCGGGCATAGAGGTAGGCGCCGACCTTCACCGCGTGATTCTCGGTGGTGGCGTATTGGCTCAGGTCGTGCTGCTCGACCGGGCCGCTGGCATTGACATCACCCACCGCAAGGGATCGCACGATCGGCACATCAGTGGCGTCTTGCTGCTGGCGCCACAGCAAGGCCATGGCCACCGGCCGCCGGCTGCTGGCTTCGGCGTACTCGATCTGGAAGCTGCCTGAGATGATCGCCGCTTCCGTCAGGCTCCAGGCCGGTGTGATCGTGCCGGTGTTGATGCTGCCGTCTGAGTTGGTGGGCAACAAGGGCCGCAGGCCAAATTTGCCGGCCACCTTGGTTTCCCGCAGCAGGAAGTCTGGCAGCAGCTTGATCAGCCAGTCACCCAGGTTGGTGGAGCTGCTGAACTCGCCGTTGCACCACAGGCCGTTGGCTTCAACAAACCGGGCCGCAGCGGTCAGGTTGTCGAAATCAATCAGGGCATCGGGCACTCGGCCCGAGCGCTGCAGGGCCCACAGGATCAGGTCGGCAATGTTGTCGCTGCTCCCAGCGGTGGAATCAAGCAGCCGGCCGCGCTCAAGCACCAGGCCATTGCGCACAAACACATTCCAGGCCGTGCGCCACTGATCAGATCCGCCGGCATAGGTGCCGTTGAATTCGATGGTGGTCAGGCCCTGGTAGTTGCCGCCACCGCCGGTGAAGCTGGGAGGCGCCCAGGAATAGCCGCTCTGGACCGTGGCAACGTTGCCGGCGGCCCATGACCCAGCGCGCTGGTTGTAGTTCTGGCTGTAAACGGCACCAGGGCGGCACTCACCCTGGCGCACATCGCGCACCTCGACATCACCCAGCAGTCCCTCACCCAGCACGCAGTGATAACGCGCCGTGATGGTGGTGCTGGAGTTCTCAAAGCGGGCTTCAGTCGCCTTGGGGAACACCAGCACGCCGCCCACGTTGCCGCGTCTGCGGCCGAAGATCACCGGGATCGGCTCGCCCACCACCATGGCCGCCTGGGGCACCTGCAGCGGCGAGTTGCCCGCAGCTGCGGCGGCGTTGGCTGGCGGTGGCAGCTTGCCGGTCAGGGCCGCCGCGGCCACGGTCATCGTGCCGTAAGCCTGCGCCGCTGCTGAGCTCCCCGAGGAGCTGGCGCTGCTCTTGAGCGGCAGCATGTTCACGGTGAAACCGAAGTCGTTCATAACCGGCAGGGCACCCCAATCAGCGGCGTGATGGCCGTGCGCGGCGGGAATTGAACGCCCACCGGCGACAACGCCGAGCCCAGCTTCCAGGTGATCTGCGTGAGGCTGGCCGATGCGCCAATCACTTCACCAACGCAGCTGGCGGCCAGAATGTAGCTGGCTGGTGGGCCGCTGCCGGCGATGGATTCATCAAACTGGATCACGCGCAGGGTGGCCACCCACGGGCCTGCCAGAGCCTGCTCAGTCATGGCCTGCACCGATGGCACCGCCGGCAGGGTCAGCGTCGCCTGATCGCCAACAGCCTGGCCGCTGGCGAGGCCTGCCCAGTCGAGCTGCTGATAGCTCCAGGATGCGCCGTCCCAGCTCACCACGGCATCAACCCAGTAGCTTTGCCACCGCGCAAACGTGGCGCCGAAGCCGTCGCCGATCGCCACGAACGCCGCCTGTCCCCGGATCATCAGGCACCTCCCAGAGCAACCCGGCCGGCTGGGGTGCGCAGCTGCCCGAGAACACCAGCAGCGGTGGCGCGCATGGCCTGCTCAAGGTCAGCCATGCTGACCCATTGGCTGCCATCAGGCATCTGCACCACCTGGCCGGTTTGGATCGTGATGGTGGGGGCACCCGAGCCGCCCGCGCCGTTCACCACATCAATGCCCCTGGCACCCTGCAGGAACGCCTTGGAAGCAGCGCCCATGCGCGCCGCTGGGATCACATACTCAGGCCCGGCCTCGCCCACTGTGGCCGTTGTGGCGCCAGTCACATAGGCGCCGGTGGCAAATTGCGGCGTTGGAACCAGACCGAACAGCGGCAACTGGGGGAGGCGCAGTTGTCCGGCCACCCTGTTGACTGCAGCGATCATTTGATTCACCGCGCCCAGGAATCCGTTGATGACGTTGGCGCCATAGCTGACCACATTCCGCAACACCTGTCTGATGCCATTGGCGGCAGCCTCAAACGGCGCTGCCAATGATGCGCCAATTTGTCCCATTAAACCAATTACCCATTTCCACGTTGATTCAAGGGCGCCCCGGATCCCTTTGTTAATGCCGTCTACAGCGTCGTAAATGGTCTTACCCAGTAATTGCAGATCAAAAATTACCAGGTCAATAATTGTCTTAACGGTGTTTTGGATGGACTTGTTAATGCCATCAACAGCGCCGTAGATTTGATCGCGGAACAGGAAAATGGCAGCTCCGGCAGCCACCAATGCCACAGGCCATGAAAGAATCAAAGCAAGGATGCCACCAAGCCCAGTGGTGATGGCTGTCAACGCACCTGTCCCAGCAAGCGATCCAAGCAAGACGGCAAACGGCGCCAAGGCAGCGGCGGCGGCGGTAATTCCTACTGCAAACGTTGCAGCAATCAGCGCAACCTTTTGAATAGGTTCGGGCATTTTCATAAAAAATTCAACGACCTTGCCAATTCCAGATGCAATCGTGGTAAGCGCCGGAAGCAGTGCCTTGGTCAGGTCGACCCCAATGCCAGCAATTTTGCCAGAAAGCGCAGTTAGCTGAATGCTGTATTTTTTCAGCTCGCCAGCGGTTAGCGTTGTCATTTTGCTTGTAAAACCTTGAATCGCAGCGCCACCCAAAGCAAAAACGGGGAGCATTTTGTATCCGCTTTTGCCAAGGATGTCCATTGCCAAGCCGCTTGCGCGCGTCTTGTCTGCCATGCTTCCCAACTTTGTTGCTAGTTCCAGCATTACTTCGCCCTTATCGCGAAGGCTACCGTCAGAATTTTTAATGCTAATTCCAAGCTCTTGGAATGCTTTTGACGCCTTTTTTCCGCTGAGGCCTAAATCTTCCATTTGCTGACCCAGCTCATCGGCTGCCGGGTTTTTTTTCAGTTCTTTTGTTGCAGCTTCAGTAGATTTTTTAAGTTGTTCAACCCTAAAATCCGTAGCTTTTTTGATTGCTTGCTTTTCGTTTTCTAGGCGCTGCTTGAGGGCAGTTTCCTCTTTATCTTTTGCGTCGCTGAGTGCGTCAGAATTTATTTGCAGATCGTCCCTAATTGCTCGATGACGTTCTTTAGACTTTTGCGCTGCGGCCTTGCGGATAACACTAAGCTCTTTTTCTTCTTTGTCTTGAAGATTTTGTAAAGCAATGGTTTTACCTTGTTCATTTAATTTGGCGTCATCGTTAACAGCTTTTTTGAATTTCTCATAGCGTCTGCTAATTTGTTTCGTTAAACGGCTTGTTTCTTCTTCAGCCGCCTGGTCTTCTTTGTCGCGCACATCATCAAAAGTGTCATTAAGGATCCGCTCTTCCTCTCTGTAGCGCTTGTTAATTTCTTTCATGCGTTTATTTGTTTCGCGTTCCAATACGGAAATACGCCGATCCGCCTGTTCTTTTAAGATTTCTGTTTGACGCCGCTCGCCATCTATTACTGTTTCTACGGCCTGATCAATCTCCTCTTTTGTCTTGCCAGCAAACCCCGACTGACTGGCCGCCAGGTACATAGACCGGCCGAGCTTCACAAAGGCCCCAGCGACGGTGTCCATGTCAACGCCGGTGACGCCAGCGGCTTTCTTGAACTTTCCAAGCATCTCCACGCTTACGCCGGTTTGCTGGCTGAATTCATACATTTGCTTGCCAGCGTCAATGGTCTTGCCCACCAAGGCCACCAGCCCTCCCACGGTGGCCACAGGAGCCAGCGCGCCTAGCGCACCGCCAAGCAGACCAGTACTAGAAGTCAGTCCATTTGCCGCGCCTTCCACCGATTTGAACGTGCTTCCAAGCTGGCTCACTTGCTCGATCCCAGTGACCTGAGCGGCAACCTTTAGCAACCAGTCCATGTTTGCGGCCATCAGTCCGCCCCCTGGCTCAAAATCTCGGCCTCGATCACCTGCACGTCTTCCACGACTTGGCTCAGGTTTTCCACTAAGAACAGGCTACCCATTGCCAGCAAAGCGCCATAGTCCAAACCAGCCCGGCCGTTGATGCTGACGCGCCATTGGGTCTGGCAGCGGATAAACAGGTCTACGGCCGGCCAATTTGCAGGCCACACCTGAAAGTGCTCGGGCTCGGTCAGCTCCTGCGGCAGCTCAAGCCCCCACGCTGCTGCCGACTCTTGCAGATCATCGGTGTCCCCAGCGCCGCTCAGCCAATGCCGCGCGGCGCCTTGGAGTTTCCCTTGCGGCCTCCCTCAAGGCTTTCGCCCCAGGCCTTCACAATGGCCGCTGCTACGCCCTGAATCCGAAGGAACTTGGCCATGGATGCAGCGGTGAAGTCGATGGGTTCGCCCTCGCCATCGGTCACGCCAGACCATCCCACCAGCACCTCAGCGGCAATGGAGCGATGGTTTACGTCCTCTAGCGCCGGGTCATCCTCGCCACGCCTCAAAAGCGCTTCTCGCTTGGCTGATGCCACCAGCAAGTAATCAATCCGCTCCTGGTCCAGAAAAGCAAAGTCAGCGGTGAAGCTGTAACGGGTTCCAGCCAGCTCCCCGGCAACAGGCCAGGGGTAACTGGTCGCGCTGCTGATCTTGAAGCCCATGGGGTTGCTGTGAGTGGTTCAGAGTCGAAAGCCTGAGCCTGGCGGATCAAGTGAAAGCCAGGCTGAACTCGTTCGAGCTGCCGGCAGTGTGCAGGGCCACAAACGGGATCTTGAGGCCAGCGATGCCGCGCAGGTCAGCCACTTCAGGCGGGCCGAAGTTGGCGGTCGAGATGGTCACCACGATGCGATTGCCGGCGGTGGTGCCGTGCGTGAAGCTGATCGAGCCGGTGGTGCCGGCGATGGCCTGGGCGTAGAAGTCCTTGGTGCTCAGCAGGTCCGGCCGCTCGATCGTGATGCTGCCCTCCACCATGCGATCGGTGATTTTGGCCTGCTTGGTGCAGCCAGCGTGATCAAAGAACTCAATGGTGTTGTTGCAGTTCAGGCTGAACTCAGCCATGCAGGCCGACAGGCCGGCCACGCTCACGCTGGTGGTGTTGCTGGCGCTCACATCGAGCGGCTGCGCCTGGTTGGTGTAGGTCGGGGTGGGAAAGGCAACGTCGCTGGGAGCGTTGTAAATCCCGGTCATGGTGAAGTTGAACCGGGGAATTTCACCAGCCGTCATCGCCAGCTCAAACGTGCCACGGGCGCCGGTGCCCTCATGCTTGTTGCCGTCCCAGTTGTGATTCAGCGTTACCGAATCGGTGGCCGGGGTGGCAGGGCTGTAGGTGTTGCTTGTGCTGGCCACGGTGGCCAGGCTCAGGCCGCAAGCCTGCAGCAGCGGGCCAAACTTCGGCGCGGTGCCGGCGGTGCCGCTGCCGGTGGCCTCAACGCCAAACGCAAGGCCCATTTTCCGCTGGGCCAGGATCCGCGAGCGCACACGGCCGAATGCCGGATCAATGATGGCGCGCTCAATTACCTGGGCATCCAGAGGCGTCAGCTTGGGATCCAGCACCAGCAAGGCATCAGTGCCGGTCGGGGTCGCCGATGTCCCGTAGGTCGCCTCCAGGGCCACCATCAACAGCTGCCGTCGTGTCAGTGCCATGGCTCAAATCAGGAAGGGCGGGAAGTTGGGTGGCGTGGTCGAGGATCCAGTCGTCGTCCACCAGCAGGTAGGCGCCGGGCTGATCGGGGAGGGGAGGAAGGATGCTCAAGTCAGGCTTCCAATGCTGGTCCTGTACCTGACAGCGTAGGAACATCGCAGCACTCCAATCTCGCCGCTCTGCGCGTCCCATTGGCGGCCGGCTGGGTAGATGCTGATCACCAGGCCCCGCAGAGTTGCATCGGCCAGCAGCAGCGAATGCAGCGACACCCTGATGGGATCGGCCAACGTGCTGAGCGGTGCGCCGCTGATCAGGACATCCACGTTCACCGCCAGCGTCGTGGTCACCGTTTCGGTGGTGGTGAGGATGTCATCGTTCTCGCTCTGCGGCTCGATCACCAAGGCCGGGAGATCGTTGCGTGCCAACGCTTCCCAGCGATCGCGGAACACCCTCGAGCTGATGCCAGCGGTGGGGGCCAGCACCGTTGCGATGCGGGCCAAGATTGTTTCGCTCTTGCTGGTCATGGCTGCTGATCGTTGTCGGGTTTGATGTCAGGCTCTCTGCGGCGGCGCAGCTGGCCGGCAATGAGCCGCCCGGCACCCTGGATAGGCGAGGGCACCAGCACGCCTAGCGCCCAGTTCCAGCGGCTCTCGCAGGCCTGATACGGCGATGGCACCCGGGCCTCACACACGCCGATGTAGCTGGCGACCATGGCAGCGGTGAACCAAGTCATGGCTTCACCTGCTGACGTTCAATGGTCGGCACCAGCAGCCTGAGCTGCACGGCCTGGCCGAATGCCTGGGTCAAGATCGCCAGCACCACGCCCAGGATGACCACCTGCGCCAGGCGGGCCTCAACACGCCGCACCCGATCAAACAGGCCATCAACGTCCTTGCGTGTGCGGTCGGCGTCTTCCTTGCGTTCAATCAGCAGGCTGTGGATGAGGTTGATCTTCCCGGTCAGGTCGGTGAGCGCAATCCAGATCTCGCGGTGAGAAACGTCCTCCGGTGGCATGGT